GGACCGAAAACAACCCGACCGAGATGTTCATGGACATCACGATCGAGGAGGTTCCTGATTCGGCGAACGTGCAGGAAGAGCAGTTTCAAGCGCTCATTCAGTTGGCACCGGCCGTCACGTTCCCGCCGACCGTCTATCTCAAAGCGTCGAGCCTGCGGAATAAGGAAGAGCTTTTGCAGGAGCTGGAAGCGGTCGGCAAAGACCCGGCCGAAGCGCAGCTTAAGCAAGCCGTATCGAACCTGGAACTCGAAAAGCTGAAGATGGAAGTGGCCGCGATCGTCGCCGGCATTGACGAGACGAAAGCAAAAACGCTCAAAACAAAAGTCGAGGCCGACCTGGCTCAAATGCCGCTCGGCCTTAGCAACGAGCCAGCGGTAGCAGGCGCAGAAATGGCGCCTCCCGCACCACAGTTTAGTAACGCGTCGCTGCCGCCGGGCGTATCGGGCGAAATGCCAATGCAACAACCGCCGCCGGGTATGACGGGCGATGAAATGATGGGGCCGACATGACGAACACGGAGCCAAACTCACTGGAATCAATGCTTGATGCACCGGAGGCACCAGCGCACGAGATCGCGCCGGCTGCACATCCTGAGACGGGCGATAACAGCGCAGCGCCGCCGGCTGACGCGACACACCAAGCAGACGCCAGCGATAACGCACCGCATGTTCCGCGCCGGGCCCTAGAGGACGAACGCCGGAAACGGCAGGAATTAGAGCGTCGGCTACAGGAGCTCACTCAGCCCCAACAGCAGTACGCTCAGCAGCAGCAACCGCCGCAGCAGCAAGGCATAACGGCCGAGCAGCTCGACGAACTGTGGTTTACGAATCCAGCCCATGCCGCGGCAATCGTTACGCAAATCGCGGAATCGAACGCCGTGCAAGTGACCGAGAGAAACTCACTTTCTCGCGAGCTCAACCGATCCGAAAAGCGTGCACGCAAAGAACACGGCGACGACGTTGTGTCGTCTGCCTGGGAACACGCGATCAGATCGGGCAAAGGGCGGGCTTTTATTGATGAAGACGACCCGTACAGCTCTCTCGTCGAATGGTATCAGGGCGAGCGCGACGCGTTGCGGAACGAAATCATCGCCGAAATGGGGCACGCCCCGAACGGTCAACCCGCTGCACCTGCCAGAACCTCAGCGCCAGTCCCGAAATCGCTGGCAAATCGGACAAGCTCTGCTCCACGCGATCCAAGCACGGGGCAGTTTGCAAGCCGGTTGTCTCTCGAGGAACTGTTAGGCTAAGGCAACAAAACAATGGCAGAAAGTTACATCCCAGCCGCGCTCACTGTACAACAGTGGGACGATAACTATTTTCGGCAGTATTTGAACGAGAATTGGTTCCGGAAGTTCATGGGGTCGGGCACGAACTCCGTGATCCAGCTCAAGGAAGAACTTACCAAGAAGCCCGGCGACAAGGTGAATTTGACTTTGGTCAATCGGCTGACGGGTGCAGCAAAGGGCGCGTCCGAAACCCTTGAAGGCAACGAAGAAGACCTATCGACCCGTTCGTTTGGTATTACGGTTCGAGAGTATTCGCACGCCGTCAAGTTCTCGAAATTCGAGGAGCAGAAGACGGCTATCAACCTGCGCATGGCCCATAAGGACACCCTTATGGACTGGAATATGGAACTCGACCGCGACAACATCATCGCGGCCATGGGCTCTATCAATGGCGTGGCATACGGATCGGCCACGGAAGCACAGAAAGATGCTTGGCTTACAGACAACGCCGATCGGGTTCTGTTTGGCGCCGTCAAATCCAACGCGTCGAGCAACGACCACTCGGCAGCGCTGGCCAACGTCGACACGTCGAACGACAAGCTCACGCCTGACGCAATCACGCTCATGAAGCGCATGTGCAAACAGGCTAACCCGCGCATTCGGCCGATCCGTCCGAAAACTTCGATTGGCGGTTCGGATGGCTACGTGCTGTTGGCGCCGACAGAAATGGTGCGCGATCTCGCGGCCAACTCGACGTTCTCGCAGGCTAATCGCGATGCCGGGCTTCGTGGAAACGAGAACAAGCTGTTCACCGGCGCGGATTACATCTGGGACAACACCTATATCTACGAGATCGAGGATATCCCCTCGCTCGGCGCTGTAGGTGCGTCCTCGGCGGTGGTTCGTCCTTGCTACATGCTTGGCGCTCAGGCGCTTGGTATGGCGTGGTCGAAGCGCCCCGAGACGGTCGAGGAGGAGTTTGATTACAAGCGCAAAATGGGTATCGCCATCAAGCAGTGGTACAAGGTCGAGAAGCTCCGATTTGGCACGGGTGCAACTGATACGGACGATTTCAAGGATCACGGTGTTTGCACCGGGTACTTTGCAGCCGCCGCTGACGCTTGATCCAACCGATAGGAGCACACTCAAATGGCTACAGTATCCACTAATCAATATAGCAACAGCTTTCCCGCGGGCCACGGCCTGCAAGGAAATGTAAAAGCGTGGTTTGGAAAGTACACGTACACGACCGCGCCATCTGCGAACGATCTGATCAACGTCTGCAAGCTGCCTAAAAACTGCTTGACGCTGTTTGGTTTTGTCGCAACCGACGATATCGATACGGGCACCGAGACGCTCGACATCGATATTGGGTACACTGCGAACGGCGGAGGGGCGGCAACGCTCCTGATCTCGGATGGCACGACCTACACGAACGATAGCGACGGCGCGGCGGATATTGACGGGTTCGTCAACGGCGGCGTTTTTACCGGCGATGCGATTACTGATCTGGCACCTGCTGGCACGAACTGGCGTCCGTTCCCGCATGGCACCGGGCCGAAGTTCTTCAGCGAGGAAACGGTGGTTCAGGCGAAAATCATCGCCGCGGCCAACGCTGGTGGAACGGGTACTGTGTACGTGTGCATTTTCGGGATTGTCCTCTAATTGGTCCAACTGGGGCGGGGGAAACCTCGCCCCTCTTTTCATGAGGGGCCGACCGTCAAGATGATCTCCCAAGCTGAACTCCGCGCGCTTTTGGACTACGACCAGTCTACCGGCGTGTTTCGGTGGCGCGTCACCCTGGGAAGTAGGGCCGTTGCGGGTAACTCGACTGGCTGTGTCAACAAACGAAAAGCTGTCGTCATCAGACTGCAAGGCCGCCTGTATGCAGCACATAGGCTAGCCTGGCTGCATACTTACGGTGAGTGGCCGCCGCACGAAATAGATCACCGAAATGGTGATTCTACCGATAACCGTTTGGCCAACCTGCGTTCTGCAACGCGAGTCCAGAATACGCGAAACGTAAGGTGTCATCACGACACTGCGTCTGGAATTAAAGGGGTTTACCTAAGCAAGGGGCGGTGGACATCACGCATCTGCGCCTCTGGCAAGAGCGTCCACCTCGGGACATTCAACTTAGCAAGCGAAGCGTCTGCTGCATATCGCCAAGCCGCGATTCAGCTTCATGGCGATTTTGCCCGAACTGAATAGGAGATCGTGTCATTGCCAGCTACGTGAAGTTCTCGGTCTTTGTCGAAGACCTCGCTGAAAAGAAGCACGATCTCGGGGCGGACGTTCTCAAGATTGCGCTGACGAATACGGCGCCGACGGCGGCCACGGATACCGGGCTTGCCAGTATTACCCAGATCAGCGGCGCCTACGGCTACACCACGGGTGGCACGACGTCGACAATATCGAGTTCTGCTCAAACCAGCGGCACGTACAAGCTGGTGTTGGCAGACGTGACGTTTACGGCGTCGGGCGGGGCGATGGGTCCGTTTAGATATGCGGTTCTCTACAACGACACGGCAGCCAGCGATCAGCTCATTGCGTACTGGGATTACGGATCTTCGATCACGCTGGCCGACACGGAAACCTTCACGGTTGATTTCAACAGCAGCACTGGCGTTCTGACGCTGGCGTGAGGATAAACCCATGAGCACGATGCAACAGCGGTTTCACGAGTTAAGCCGCCTGAAATCCGACGCCGAAGCGAAGATGCAACCGGCGCTCGATCGGTACGACGTTCTGCGCAAACAGCAGCAGTCGATCGACGCTCAGCTGAAGCCGATCTCGGATGAGCTGCGCCAGTTGCGTGCGCCGATTTTCGACATCGATCAGGAGCGGGCGTCGATTGCACGTGCGCTCAACGGTTTGACGGGGAAGCCTAGCTGATGTCGACATTATTTAATCTCGCCAGAATGTCGACGACGACGACGGGCACGGGCA